GTCACGAGAATCTTCAAATCTTCTGGGTAGTCAGAATCAGTTGTGGACTCTTATTTTACTTAGGACTCCTGAGACTAAGTACCCCTTGTTTAGTTCGGCAGGTGGGGGGTAAATTCCACCTCTCTTCTCTGGTTTTAATTAAAGTTAATTTTTGCCGGAGAGATTCTTTGGTCTACCCATCAGACCGTGATTGGTTCGTATCGAGGTGAGTCGATAGTCTCCATCATCATTTTGTAAGGAGTAAACTCCTCACATGTTAAAACGCTTTTCATGATTGAAGGAGAGAAACCAGATACTAATGCGGTTCCCATTTCATTAACTGAAGTAGGAAAATTATCATTTCTAGAGTGTAAGTTCCAGTAAACGATATCTGGCATTTCGTATCCAGCATCTTCATACATTCCTTTAATCATTTGTTGTGCGGTTGGATTCCAGTCAGATACCCCATCCCAATTTGTACTTCTACCTCGAGCCGAATCAAATTCCATATCTGATAGAATCAATACCTTTGTTGGCATTTCATCCTGTGAAACTCGATGTTTGACTGCTTGGTCTAAAATCAGTTTAAAGGTCGCTTCCAAGTCGGTATTCATACCCCAGTCAGCTCTTGCTAGTTGATGCAACCTATCTCTTAGATTACCATTAAGGACTTGGAGTTTTGGTCTTGCAGAGAACGTTATAAACGTATCTTTGAACTGACCTAAGTTTCTTTCCGAAATGTATAAACCTAGTGAGATGGCCACATCCATACAAGTAAGGTTTGGGTTATTACCTACGTGACAGTTCATTGAACCTGAAACATCTACCACTGGTAAGATTCTTTCTTGGGAGTCTTCCAAGTAGTTAGGTAAAGCTTTCCATTGTTCACTAGAAACATCAGTACTACCAAATCTCATAGACTTGATGATATCGTAAGGGTACACCGCTCCCGCGTTGATTTTAGTAGTCCCTTTTTTCAAAGACTCTACATACTCACGATATCTTTCCCCATCATTTCTGTGAAATGCTTTTTGATATCTAGATGAAGCTAGGGATGGTAATTTAGAATAATCAATATTCTCCCATTCTTTGGAACACATACTAGTTTCCACCACATTAGTTAATCCTACTAAAGTTTTACGGTACTCTTTAGGAGTCATTTTCATATACTTTCTAATAGTATTGGCTTTAACTCCTTTTCTAGGCATCCACTTTGCACATAACCCATCTTTGTTCTCCAAAGCGGTTTTGATTAAGTTTAGTGGTTCCAACCAACAGTTAGTAGTACCAACAAGTGTCAAAATGTCATCCCATCTCCCATATTCACTAATTAAGTGAACATTTTTGTTTAGTACATCACTGTGATTTTCACACAACCAACCTAGTAAATCTCTAAAAATTTGTCTTTCACCAGCCCCACCTCTTACGTCTCTTGCCCAGAACAAAATTCTCATGGCTACTAGAGCGTCTTCGTTGTACGCTTTTGAGAATTTAGAAACAAGTCTTTTCTTGTCCATACCTCTCATCGCACCTATCTGGAAGAATAGGTCTACACAGTGATTTAAAGTAGATGAGTTAGTTGTCATCCCGTTTTCGGTTACTGTGTCTTGTGTCTGAAGTGCGTCTCGTAAATTCATAGTTTCTAGTGTTAAAGTAATTTTTGAATAGTATTATAAGTAGTTAATAAAATAGTAAAAGTCACTAACGTTCTTCAATTATATAAAAAAATATCCCTCCGTCAACCCCCAGAGGGTATTTTTTTTTATTTGGTTCCGTGCAGTCTATCTTTTTCCATAAATCTTTCCAGATTTTCAATTTTGTCATTAGCTGCGGCAAGTTTTTCCAAAGCTGCCATAGCTTCTTCGACTTGTTGTGGGTGTTCCCCAATACCTACACTGTTCATCATGTAGTTGTTAAGTGTAAACTCAGCTTCTGCTTTTTCTGCTTCACATTGAGTTTTAAGTGCGTTGTACATTAATTGTTTTCCATCCATGTTTAATAATTTTTTAATTGTTTTTGGGTAATTCTAAAAATATGGGTCCATGATTTCCGAAATAACCGTCAGCGATATTATAGTCATAAAATTCTATAGCTTCAGGTCGTGTCATTTTGTCACGTTCCATAAGTGTTAATATAATTTTTGATATTGAATAAATCAACCTAGGTTCTAAATCTTTTGAGTACCCTACTCCAGCTATAGCATCATCTAAACCATCTAATACTATAGCTTCGGGATTTAATTCTCTGATATGTTCTAGGGTTGGATTTTCTTCAGCCATCATTTTATGTTTGATAAAATAATAAGAAAAATAAAATGAATAGACAAGGGTTAGTGAAAAGAAACAAATCCTCCGTTGGAGGCGGTTTCAAAAGCTTTTTTCCATTCTTCATATTTAGATAAAAACCATTTAGTGTCATCCACACCATATTCTTTTTCTGGATGTATTTTAAGAAACCACTTATCTACTTCTTGTTTAATGGTGTTTTCATAATTAACAAAATCATTATAAAGTTTTTTACTTACTTCAGGACCTATTACGCCTTCTGAATCTGAAAAGTTAATTAATTCTAAAAAAGGTGGACTGTCTGGTTCATATAGTTGGTCACTCATAGTTCTCCACACTTCTTCAGCTCCTCCTTCATATCCTGCAGCTACCGCAAGGTCATTTCTCCATGAGTTATACCCTGAATAACTTCCTGCTCTGAGGTAACCACCACCTTCTCGTGGGACTTCATACCATCCAGGTTCTAAACCTTTCATATGTCCACCGAAATAACTTCGGTCTGGATGTATATAATATAAGAAAGTGTCGTCATTTCTACTATTTTCCCAATCATCGTAGGCCTGGTTGAATGCTTCTACACCTTCTGGAACTTCTTCATCAGGTATACGTTTTACATTTCCATAATATGAAATATCTAAACCCATTACTTCATTAATATTTTAATTTTTTCTACACCTTCTTCAATTTCTTCAAAATCTACATCTGGTGTTAAATAAGTTTTAGTTTTTTCTTGGTGGTCCACTATACAAGCAGTGGGGATATACTCCGTTTTAGCTTCTTCACTCACTCTTTCCCATTCTTTATCATAACGGTCTATATCTCTAACTAAGAACTTAATATTGTTTTCATCTAAAAGTCCTTTCATCTTAGTACACCAAGGACAACCATCTTCTGAATATAATAATAGTGTTTTCATTTTAATTTAAATAATAATTTATTTTATCTGTGTAAAAAGTTTTATCTCTTACACCTACTAATCTTTCTACCTCTTCCCCATTTTTATAAATAATAACTGTAGGTATACTCCTAACAGAATATTTACTTGAAGATTGTGGGTTATCGGTAACGTTTAACTTACCAATAACTGCCTTATCTTTAAAATCTTTTTCTAATTCTTCTATGGTAGGACCTAGTATTCTACAAGGGCCACACCACTCTGCCCAAAAATCTAATAATACCACCTTATTATGATTTAAGGTATTCTCTAATGTATTGTCATTCAATTCCATAATTATAAATATTCTTTTAGTTTATCGAATGCTTCTTCTACGGTGTCAAAATCTCTACCAGCAGAAATATATGTGCTAGTACCTTTATTTTCTACTAATAAAGTAGGTGTATACATTATACTACTAGGTTCCATTTTTAATTGTTGTTTTCGGATTCCTTCCCATAATTCTTTATGTTCTAAAACCTCAATAACTTTATAGTTAATTTTTTTTTGGTCTAGTAGTTCTTTAAGTTTAACACATGTTTTACATTCCCATTGACTAAATAATGTTATTTTCATCTTATACTTCTATTGTTCTAAATTTATTTTCTGCTCTTACTAAACTACTATAAATTGTTCTAGTTAGTAAGTATGGGTCGGCATTACTAGCTGGTCGTCTATCTTCTAAATAACCCTTCCAATTGTTTTCCACAGTAGAAATAGGAATACGAATACTAGCTCCTCTATCACTTACACCATAACTAAATTTACTAATATGTTGTGTCTCATGTAATCCTGTTAATCTTTTATCGTTTTCTTCACCATAAACTTCAATATGTTCTTGGTGGTTTTTGCCCATTTCTTCACATATGGAATTAAACATTTCTTCTCCACCTATCTCTCTAGTTAAATCACTCGAAAAATTAACGTGTAACCCTGAACCATTCCAATCCCCTTCTACTGGTTTAGGTGTGAAGTCTACCATTAAATCATATTTTTCAGTTAGTCTCATTAATAAAAATCTAGATAACCATAGTTCATCACTTGCTTTTTTTGCTCCTTCACCGAATATTTGGTATTCCCACTGTCCAATCATTACTTCTGCATTGGTACCAGTTACATTAAGGTTTGCTTCTAAACAAACTTGTAAATGTTCTTCTACAATATCTCTGCCTACCACATTTCCAGCTCCTATACCACAATAATAGTCTCCTTGTGGTTTAGGGAATCCGTCATTAGGGAAACCTATAGGTGAACCAAATTTTTGACATAATATATACTCCTGTTCAAATCCAAACCAATACTGGTCATCGTCTATTAAATCGTGTCGTTTATTGGTAATATGAGGTGTACCATCAGCATTTAGTACTTCACACATAACTAAATAACCATCTAGTCGTTGGGGGTCCATTATAACATGGACTGGTTTAAGTATACAATCTGAATTATTTCCTATAGCTTGGTTTGTGGATGAACCATCAAAACTCCAATTAGGTAATTCCTGAGGACAAGGTATTACTCTACCGTTATAAGCCATACTTCGTTTGGCTTGCATCTTAGGATTAGCCATGGGGTCATAATCCCAAACTTTGGTTTTACTTCTTAATTTTTGTGTTGGTTCGTTTCCATCCAACCAAATATACTCTAATTTTACTTTCATATTATTCTTTATAAAAAATTTATTTTAAGGAAATATACTATCCATGATTAAAAAGGTAAATCATCTCTCATATAATTTTGATAGTTATTATGTCTATTAATATTAGATATTAATATGTTGTTCTGATTTTTACTATTAGTATCACTACTAGAATATTGGTTAGTTTCTGAGTTGTATTTTAAAATTTCTATATGGTTAGTAATATTATTTGTTATTTTAATTATAGGACGTGTAGCATTTCTAGGTTTACATACATAATCTAAAAATTCTTTTCTTATAACTTTCATGATTACTTCCCAATTACCTTCGGGATTTTTATTATATTTCATCCTAGCTTGAACCATAGTTGGTGCATTAGAATAATCTTTAATATATCTACTATTAGTAATTTCAGTATTAGTAAGAAATTCACAAGTCATTCTTTCCGTCCCACTTTCATGATTTTTTCTAACAGATATGATAATACTTTTATACTTATCCAAATATGTTCTTACACAATGATGTTGTATTTGACCTTCTTTAAAATAGTCACTATCATTTTTTAAAACTTTTATAAAATAAGTTTCACCTTCTAATTGTATTGGTTTTTCTATGTGATTTAAAAAGTTATCTGGATACAAATAATTAACTTGTGTTGTTCTTTCACATTCGTGAAGTAGATTAGACCACTCACTATGTTCCTCATTAAATTCATCAACAGTTTTAGCTTTTATTTTTTTATTTAAACCATACCCTTGTAATTTATTTTTAATTTTTAAGTGGTCTAAAAGTAAATCAATAAAACCTTGAATTCTAATAGGGTTTTCACATGTGTTATATATGTTTATTATTTTGTTTTTTTCATATTTAGAAAGTTCGTCACAATAACCTATGTTAGTAATTAAATTTGCTGGTTTTGTGAACTTAGTATCTTCAAAATTTCTACTATAAGATAGAACATATGGTTGAATTCTTTTTACTCCGTCATCACCTAATATATGTTTCAAAAAATGTATGTCTGTTATGTTATATTCTGGTTCAATATTAAGTAGTCTATTGTAGAATTTACCTGTGAGACCTCTTTCGTTCAATATAGTATGAACTAAGTTCATATTATATTTCCTTAATTTTTTAATTCCAGGATAATGTTTCAACAAATAATAACTATAGTTATTGGGTGTTTTAATTCCCCAAACTTTAACAAACCATTCCATGATAATATGAGCGAGTAATTCACTAGGTGAAACAGTATCATAGGATGTTACGTTAAAATCCAAATCTAATTCTTCTACTAACCCTACTAAAGCTTTCAAAGGAGAAACTGTGGGTGAATTTTTTGTTAAATTTTTATATTGTGGATGACTTAAAGAAACAAAAGGATTAGTAAACGTTAAAGGATAGATAGTACTTATAATTTTTGAAAAATCATTTTTAGTGGTGTTAGTGTTTCTCCTTCTATTAACAAAAGTAGACTTAGTTATATAAAAATTTTTAGTTTTTAAATTAAAAGTAATGTGAATATCATTACTTTGTTTAGCAAAATATCTATGTCCTACATTTCTAGATTTACAAAAATTAAAAATAGATAATTTAATTTTATCTTCATTTTTTTCTAGTACTAGAGTAGTTCTTTTCACTAAAGCACTATTAAATATATTCACCGATTCTTTTAACCATTCTTTTTCTGTGACATAAGCAATTTTGTCTTTAGGGGTAAAGAACCCAACCTCAACATGTTTTATACCGTTCTTATCTTTTTTTTGTACATACGGAACACTAGTTTTTTCGGCCCATTGATTATTTACAGGTCTAGTGGTTACTTTATTCCCATCTAAATTAAAAACCTCTTCTTCATATTGACCATAACTTAAAGGTAAGGTATTAGAATCTTGGTGATGTAAAAGTTCAAATTTTTCATCTATTTGTTTAAAAATTGTCTTCCATGATGTGTTTTTTTTACCCATAAAACAAATATAGATAAAAAAAATTAAAGAAACAAACTTATTTTTTATCGTAAAATAAATATTTTTTCTATTATTTTTTTTTAATTTCTAAAAAAAAAATTATTGGTTAATTAATCGAAAACTAAATTTTAATGTTTTTTTATATTATATACGACAAAAAAAATATTTTAATAATATTAATTTTTTACGTTTTAAGACTTAGTTATTTGGGTAGTGGATGGAAAAACTATGTTTCTAAACACTAGTACAAAACGCGTGTATGTACCTAAACCTTTGATAAAAAATATAAAATGGAAAATGTTTTTGGTATGATTAAAGGATTTTTTACTGGGGTATCTGATTTATTAATCACTTTCTTGTCAGTAGGGGTTTTAGTTCAAGTATTATTTGGTGGACCTGTATTTGGTATGGATGTGGTAGGTAATGTCACTACTCTTATAGATTCTCTTGGTAACTCGGGATTTGTAGGATTAATTGCAGTTATTCTATTATTAAAAATTCTTGACAGAAAATAGTACGTCTAAATGAAAAAACCCTCCAACACTGGAGGGTTTTTTTACTAAGTCATCTTTAACTTTTTACGAAACATACTCTTCCGCTAGTGTCCAAAGTTTTTTATTTACGTTTAATCTTTGGTCAATGTTAGTCAACTCTCGAACAGTTTGTTGTCTTCCAGAAGCCAAGTAGTATGTAATTCCACCACGAATAATTTTTTCTTGGATGATGTTAAAAACCTCCCAAAGTTTATCTCCTTGGTCCGCACCTCTTGTAGGTTTAAGGATTTCAGAAATAGGTAGATAATCTTGACCGTCTTTCCAACGAGTAAGGATAGCTTTTTTAGCGAAATCTTTTTTAGCTGTCTCAGTTAGGTTAGTTTTTTTGAAGTCGTCTACACACCCCATAATTTTAGGTATTGAAGTTACCACCTTATCTGTAATTTCTTGAACGTCCTTAAGATTATACCATTGGTGTTTAATTTTTACTTTCTCAAAAGTTTGGTCAGCGATTACCAATCCGTTAGAACAAACTAGACGAAATAAACCTGCGTGTAGATTAAAAGCATTTCTCCCATCATGTGAATTAGTTAAAACAATTTCTGGTACAATTCCTCCGACCATAGGTATTTCTTCATTTCTAAATCTCAACATATGTTTTGTAAACATTCCTTGACCAGTCCTGGAGTTCCTTTGACTAGCGTCATAAACTTGCCAACCCTCTTGCCCTAGGTCGTTCATTATTTGAGTTGTTGGGATAAAACTATATTTGTCAGAGACATTAGTTGAGGGTGATGTAGCGTAAACTGAAGGTGCTACTGATTCGATGTAAGTTTTTGTTAAAGGTTCCATAATTTTTTCTACCATTTTGTTTATTTTTTTTAAGTTTATTTTTATGATTACAGTACAAATATAATAAATTAATTTGGTAATACAAATAAAATCTAAAAAAAAATATGAGTTTTCATAAAAGGTGGTTAAATAAAGATAATATTATACGAGTTTACGAAGACCGAGGTCTGTTAGGTTTGGAAAAGTATATAGGTGGAGCAGACGCATTAATAACCGAAGATGATTTATCTTCTCAAATTGTTGATGTATTATTGAGTGAAAAATTAAACTTACCTGAAAAATGGAATAAAATTGCAGAATTAATATTAAAAGAAAAAAATGGAAGAGAAAAAACTACTGTCTAAATTAGAAGATTTATTAAATGAAAAATATGAACCTATTTTGGTTGTTCAATTATTAAGAGTTCCCCCACAAGAAGAACTACAAGCTTTTGCAAAGGGTCTTTCTGAACAATTTGGTTATAAGGTATTAGTATTGCCTGGAGATATAGAAACTAAAGTAGAATTAGTTAGTGTACTTAAAACAGATGTTAAAAAGGTAGAGGACCTAACTAATAGAGTTTTAGATTTAATAGGTGACTTAGAAAAAGAATATAAAGATGTGTTAATGCCAGTATCAAATGATGATGAAGAAACCTCAAAGTAACTGGGTAAACCACCCAAAACACTATGGTGGAGAAGACAATCCGTATGAAGCAATAAAAGTTATTGAAGCGTGGGACTTAAATTTTAATCTGGGGAATGTAGTTAAGTATATTTCACGTGCAGGTAAAAAAGATGACATTAAACAAGATTTAGAGAAAGCTCTTTGGTATCTAAAAAGAGAAGTCGAAAAATAATCATTATTATTTATTAAGGTATTTATAGGTATGAAACTTATAAATCAACTTACTTTATTGATTGAGGAAGAGACTCCTGTAGTGACTCCCACTTCTTCATCTGAAAAACTTATTAATTTTTTAACGAGTGACGAAGGTGTTGGTGGGGAACCTGTGTTATACACTTATGATGATGGTTACTATAACGACCCACCTAAAAAATATGATAGTAGTAGGTATAAAGGTGGTAAACCAAAAGGTACATTAACTATAGGTTATGGGCATACAGGTAAACACGCTTTTGAAGGTAACGTTATAACTAAACCAGAAGCTTTAAAATACTTGAAAGAGGATTTAAAGTTTTTCGAGGAGGGGGTAAACGTAATTTTAAAAGATTGGTCTTCAAAAGACTTAGCAGGAGCTGAACTAAACCAATGTCAGTATGACGCTTTAGTTTCTTTAATGTTTAATGGTGGTAGACAAAAAGTTCGTATGTCTGATTGGATTCAAGATATTAAATATGGTGACTTTGATACGGCAGCAGAAAAAATTAAATCGTGGAATTGTCCTTTAGGTGTATGTAATAGAAGAATAAAGGAATCGAATTTATTTGTGAATTGTGAATATTAAAACTATTTATATTGTATGAAAAGGATAATTAAAGAGAGTGGAATACAGGATATTAATAAGATAGCTAAAAGATATCCTAAAGCTGAAATTTACTTTCACCAAGATTTGGATGGTGTAGTATCTGCAATAGCAATGAAAGAATACTTAGAAAAGTATGGTATAGATGTGGTAGATACACATGTTATCCAATACGGTGATAAAGAATTTTCTGTAGCTAAACCTAAAGCTGAAGGAGATACAATGCAGGTTTTAGTAGATTTTGCTCATGGTAAACCTATGTTCACTATACATACTGACCATCACGATAGTCAATCAGGCGTTGAGGGAGACACTTCAACTCAATTTAGAGGAGCTAGGTCCAATGTGGAGACTCTTTCACAAATAGTAAGTCCTCAAGATATTTTTACAAGTGATGACGTAATGAGGATATCTACGGTTGATAGTGCGGATTATGCTAAACATGGTTTAACACCTGACGATGTGATGAACTATATTAAAAAGTTTGACTCTAATGGTACCGTTCCTAGTAATAAATGGATGTTAGCACTACTGACGAACAAATTATTATTGGCATACAAAAACAAACCTGGATTTTTAGAAAAATTAGTATCTCAATCATCACCTTCTTTAATGAATATTTTTCATAATATTAATTCTATAGCTGGTGACGAAAACTTTGCTACTCCCGAACAAATGTATGTAAACCAACAAGAATATATAAAATCACAAGAAGAAAGTGATAACTTATCATTAGATGGTAACATTATAGTTCAATATGGTGGTGGTAGTCTTTACAAACCAGGTTCATATGACCGTTACACACCTTTTAAAATCTATCCAGAAGCTGATTTTTTAGTTATAGCTTGGCCCATGGGATTAGTGCAAGCTTCTTGTAATCCATTTAAAAAAGATAGAGCGTTAAAAGGTATTAATTTAGCGGATATTGCTCAAGAAGTATTGTCTCAAATAGAACCTCAACTTAAAAAACACGAAATACCTATTTCAGTGATAAAAAGAATTGGTGAAACTAAAGCTGACGAGGGTAGTATTGGTTTTAAAACATCAGACTTATTTGCTCTATATAAAGACCATTTAAAAAATATGCCTCCTGTAACGTCAAGTTATTATAATGATGTTGTTGATATCATAGATACACCTTGGCAAAATTTAAGTGAAAGAGAAAAACAAGTTTTAGATGTTATTACAGTTCCAGCTTGGGATGTTATTCAAGCGAACAGTGGTGGTCATAAGTGTATTACAAATATTAGTGGTCTTAATTTCTTTTCTAGAGCTACAAGAAACCCACAAGGTTCTTACAGAAAACGTGAAGGACAATCCACTCGTTACGTCGAATTTGTTAAATGGGTACAAAAAGAAATGGTTAAAAAACTTAAAGAAAAAATAAATCAAAACTCATTAAACGAAATATATAGTAAATTAAAAAATAAACTTATTGAAATAAGTGTAATTGGTGACACACTAGGTGATTTAACAGCTGCAGGGATAGGAGCTACTGGACCTCTAGGTATGCCAGTCATGGTTGGTCTAATTGCGAAAAACGTTTTTGAAATAAAGAATGGTTCTAGGTCTTTGGAAAAATCTATGAGGGAATTTAAAACTAATCCCACACCTGAACTAATTCGTCTTATTGAGGAAGATATGTATGGTGTGAGTGAGGATTTGGTAGACCTGGCTTCTCGTTTAGTTCAACTAACACCAGACCCTACCGCTTTAACAGATGTGGGAGCATTTGCAGGAGAACAATTATTACAACAAGGAATGGCTGATGAATTACCAAGAGTTTTAGACCGAGTAGAAGATGTTATAAGTTTAATTCCTTTTGTAGGTAAAACAGAAGTCGTAAGCGCGATGAAAAGAGTAGGTGAAGCACATGATTTAATATCCAATCTCAGTAAAGCGATGATGAAAAGTAAGAATGATTTATCTAATGTCTAGAATATCCCCCTCACCAATACCTAACTTATCACACATACCCCCTTTAAGTTCTAAAACTTTATTACCCAATCCATTATAACGTGGACAGGTGGTATTACAGGGTTGACAATTTTTATGTATAGTAGTGACTTGGTTATCTATTAACATAATAATATCTAAAGGTATTAAACAATTTTTCATCCAAAAAGATTTTTCTTTAATATCTGAAAATAAAAATATCATACCTCCATCTAATTTATGCCTACCCATCATACCTATTGTTCTTTGACGAGGTGTCTCCATAACTTCCAAAGGGATATTATATTTTCCAACTATTAATTCCATACACATAAATAGTTTTAAGTTTATATTTATTATTAAAGAAATATAAATGGATGTTAGTTTAATCAATATAGTTAATCAGGGTGGTTTAATACTTGAACAAATGGAAGAAAAAGATTCTGCCGTTAAAAAAACTTTGATGGATTTAGGTGGAATTATAGACGGGACTTTTACTTTCGGTACTGGTATTACAGCTATGTTACCTGCGGTAAAACAATTAATGAGTGGTGTTTCACCAGAATTAACTGAACAGGACATAATGTTACTCTACATAACAGCTATGTGGATTTTACTTAATAGACATAAGGACAAAGTAGATAAGCTAATTGACATAATAAAAAATCGTGGTTTAATTTCTGGTTTATCAACAGTGTTAGATTTCTTAAAATCTGTAGAGGACATAGCGATAAAAATAGGTAACTCATTAGGATACACAGCTAATTCTTTAGCTGATATAGTTGCCTTTACTTTTATAGCTTTCCCCATTTTAGACGGTATTTTATTTTTAATTAATCAAGGATTAATTAATCCTGGTTCTCCAACAGGGTATTTAAAAAGTGTTTTAATTGGTGTGGGTATTGTAGGTTTTAAAAATATTTTTAATCATATCATTAAAAAACTGGGTGGAAAATTAAAACCATTAGACAAAGACAGGGAAAATCTAAATGAAGAAGTGGATTTTTATAAAGAAACTTTAACAATGGTAAATGATGTGATGGAGATAATAAAAAATACCACAACTAACACTGTCATTGACACATACTTTTTACCTGAAGATTTAAGACCTGAAGAACTTGTTTACGAAATAGAAAATTATTTTTTTACATTAGAATTAACCCTTAGTAGGGATGAGGAAATTGACGATGAATTTCATTTAGAAGCCTATTATGCTGGTGATGATACGATAGAAATTGGTTTGGTTATTAATCCTTTAAAAGAACCTGAAAGTTATACACACATAGAAGATTACTTAACTGAATATATTAGACATGAAATTAGACATGCGGAACAAGAAGTTATGGGTACTCACCCTGGGAAAACTAAAGAAGATTTAAAAGGTTTAGCATATTATACTCAAGACCATGAAATAGATGCACAGACCTCTGGTCTTAACGCAAGAAGAAGAAAACAAGGTAGGTCCTTCGAGGAAGTTATTAGAGGTTCTGTAGAGAATACGAAACTAAGACATGGGTTAAGTGATGAAGAAGGAGAACAACTTTATGATATACTCTTAAAAGATATTACTGAACGATACGGTAAAGAGTCTTTACAGGAATCTAAAGACTTAAAAAAAAACATGACATTAGATGTGGGTGATGAAATTATAATAATCCACAAATCTATTGGTTCATCTAAACACATGGAGTTATTCAAACCATATGTAGTTACTGGATGGAATTTTGGTGTAAAGTATCATCCCAAGATGCCAAAATCTAGTTTAACGGATTATCATAAAAGAATTTATAACGTAATGCCAATAGATGGTAAAGGTCCAGTAATGATAATAACTGATGGTGACGAAGAGTGGATACTAAGACCTGGTTTTAGAAGAGGTGAAGATTTATATGAACAAACAGATAATGAAGTAAACCTACGTAAAAAAGTGGTCTTGGATAATGAAGATTACAGGATATATGTACCACTTGACAAAGATGGTCTTTGTAATATACCCAACACTAAATATTGTGAATTTAATCCAACTTTACAGACTCAAGCAAATAGGGGCACCGCTTACATTATTGAATTTAAAAAAGATTCATCCCCCGTTAGGATAGGTGGCCCTAACCAACTTTTACTTATAGATAGAGGTAAAATTCCTTTTTTACGTGAACCTAAGAGTCAGAAGTATATGTATAATACTAATGGTATTGGGGAAAATTTTAAAGAACTTCTAAGTCAAGAAAAAGAATTACAAAAGTTCTTTCATGTAAAATATAGTTTACCTGAAAGAATTAAATACAATATGGAATTTGATGAAGATGTTTTATTGGACGGTAAAGAACATAGTAAATTGGGTGAACTTATATACAATATAAACAATAATAATGGTGACCCTGCAGATTTAGAAGAATATTATGGTGAGTTTGAACCTTATACGGAAAGTTATTACACTAGAGGAGGTGAAGATGAAATAGAGATTGTTCCTGACGGAATTAACGTTTATTTAAAAAAAGATGATTGGCTACAAAACGTTTTAGTAGTGGGTGATGGTGAGTATTATTATAATTTAGCTCATGATAATTTATATGGTTATGACTATCATGAGGAGGTGGATTCTGACGAATTAAATTATATGTCTTGTTGGTTTAATGAGAGTCAATTAAGAAAGGTAACCGAGTTAATGAATCTAATAGAGGGTACCGACAAACCTATAGATAGACCGTGTCATGAATTTGGAGATGGAGAAATAGCAGACTTTTTTGAGAAATACTTTCCTACGGAATGGGACAACGCTACTCCAGATATATTATATGAAGTAGGTCAAGGTATTGGTGAAAGTAGAGTAGAAGAAATGAAACGATTCTTCGAAAATGAAATATTTTTAGAGTATGACCATATAGGAAGAGACAGTGTAAGAATACATATAGGTTGGGAACCTTTACTTTACCTTGTTAGTGAAAACTTACCTTCGGAGGGTGGTACTTTAGATACACTCTTTAGTCAAGATAAACAAATCAACTACATTCATACTGAACCTCAAGACGTTT